ATATCTTCCATACACAAGTAGAAAAGCTCACTGTTCAAGAGCGACTTGATAAACGCGGCCAGTCGCCAAACTTCGTGTTGTGTGTATTCCGCAAAGCGATTGCGAAACCTATTGACGAGTTGCGTTTCGGCGTTGACTCGGCAAACGGACGCCGCCAACATAACTACCGAAACCACGAATCTTGGGGTCTCCACGCACAGCCTTCTCAGCCGCTACGACGTTAGGCGCGTCTACCTCAATATCCGCGATAAGCCGATAGCGATAGGTGGTCATTCACCCTCCCATTCCGTACCTGTCCGTATCGCATGAACAATGCGCGGCCCGCGCAACTTCACTTGTTTGAACCAGCGTGATTGAGTCAAATGGTCAGCGGCTTTCTCCCAATCGCCGCTCTTGGCTGCGTGAAGGAAGCGTTTGAAATCGGCGAGTTTGTAACCGAGGTTAAAAACTAAGTTGAGCGCGGCTCTTTGCCTGACCTCATCGAGCGAGCGCCACGACGGGAGGATATTGGTGAGTCGCCGTTCGGCAATCATAATGTCTGAGTCCAATATATCCAGTGCTTGCTCTCGCGTCAGTGTCGTGAACGTCTCGCCTTTGCCGATGATGTGGCCGATGCCAATGGTGAGATAGCCGAGGGAATCACGATACGGAGTGAGACGCAAACCTTCATCGCGGATCAACTCGTTTTGCAGCGCCGTGTGGTCATAAGTCATCCGGCACCGTCCACTCGGTTCTCGGGTCGGCCAATTCAGGCCGTTGCTGATACTGTGCGCACAAGCACGGAAACTCCTCTTGCTGCAATTCGCAGTAGTAAATGTCGGGGTCATCGTCACGGAAAAACCGGCAGGACCGGCAGGCCAGTGACGAGGATTCGATGATTTTTTGCAGTTGGCCTTTCAAGACACTCTCACTTCATGGGTGAGCGAATGAACACTACGAGAAACCGTGGCGAACTTCAATAAAATTCCCGTCACGACCAATCCTCCACTTTAACCTCGTAAAGCGCTTCAAACAGCGCCTTCTTAAAATCCCGGAAGGGATTGCTGCCGCCCACGATCTGCACAAACCGCTCTTCGTGACGCAGGTGATCCATAAAATGAAACGTCGGCTGATACTGTCCGATCACCTTCTGATTCACGGTCAAAGGATACTTCGGATGAATGTCCAGATCCGAGACTCGCCCATCCTTGACCATCTTTAACAGTCCCCAATACACCCGAAGTTCCTGTTCGTTTTGGAATGAGTAACCGTCCACGTGGATTCTTTGACCAGCCACCGATCTTATGCTCCTTCTGCAAGAGAGACTTCACTAAACCCTTCGTCACGCGAATCGCCGGATGCCAGCGCCATTCACGCGGGTGCGGCCAATGCGACTCTAAAACAAACGCTGGAATCACGAAGTAAAAGGGAACATACCGATATGTGTGTTTGCGTAAACAAAAGTCATACCCTTCATAGACCACTTCTTCATCATCGACATACTGTGTTCGTGATGCAAACAAGGGAATGTGAGGTCCTAAATAATCACTCGTTAATCGCTCATACCGAGCGACGGTCATCGGTCGCCAATAAGCCCACACCTGAAAGCGTTTAATCTCAAACACATAATGAAACGAGGCATTACAGCGTCCTTGAATCGGTAACGCCCATTGACGCAAAAGATCTGCACACAACCGAGCGACTTGGTATTTGAGAACCAAGCCATTTGTTTCACTGATCATTCAGTACGTGAAGTGGAACCAAGGCATACATCGGATCACCATCTTCATTGAGAATCGTGCCTTTCGAGGACTGACGAATCTCCATCAACTTCAACATCAATTCCTGATTCTCCACAACCATCTTTGCAAAGTGCCGCTCGCGACACACGCAGCGAGGATTCTCACATTCATTCATCGAGACTCTCCACGCTTTTCACACACAACTTGCAACGCACGTCATTCTCCTTCGGCTGTTTTAGAAACAAGGGATGGACTCGTTTACCACAACGAGTGAGGAATTGTGCTTCACCCGGAAGCGGTTGACAATAATGCGCTTTCTGATTGTGCAGGAGCCAGTGTTGTTCACTCATTAACACTCCTTAATTCTCTAGCTATTTGCGAAACCCTTTAAAATTCCTCGATTCTCCAACCACCACCAGACTTCTTAGCGATAGGGAAGATTGCGATAAATCTAAATGGGTACATTTCAGAAGCAATCTTTATCTTGGCTTTAGCGTCACATTGAAAAATCGCCTTTGCGCCTTTTACCTCGTGCATCTCCATTTCACCATTTGCTAAAAGCACAGCGTAGTCTGGTGTAAAGAAACAGTTATCCGCTAAACGAAACTTCATCCCTTCAAACTTGTACCACTGAATCTCGCCAGCTTGTTTGAGTGCTTCCAAGTGCGCTTCATAAGCCTGTTCGAGCTTATTGCGTTCACCGGACTTCATTCGACCGAGGGCGAGAAACTTCTTGTTCACGCCGATTCCCATCCATGAAAAGGTAAGAAGTCGGTGGCCTTCTCAAATTCATTCGTCTCACAAGGCGTAAGATCAAACTCGGTATCGACCAGGGATGACGACTGAATGCGCTCAATCAAGCCCTTCGCCCTCTCCCAATCCGCGTTCATCACGGCCACCATCACCTCATCCCGCTGATCGTTCATTTGATCAATTCCTTCAAACCTTTGAAGTTGAGATTATCCAAGACTTGTTGTTCCAGTTCATCGAAGTCATAGTCTTCGGGCGACTTGCCGTGCAATCCTTGATTGGGACGAACAGGATGAAGCGAACAAGAGACCTTCTCGCAATTCGCCACTTCCCATTCGTTGCCATGTTTGCAACTCATGCAATGCAAGCGAATACAGTGAAGAGGAGTGGGTGGCTTCATCGAAACGCCTTAAAAAAAGAGCGATGATCCAAAAACCATCGCCCAAGTTCGTTCACCAAAGGAGGATGGTCGGTAAGTACCATCCTCTTTATTCTACCGAAAGTCAGTTTCATTGTCAATCCGTATTTTCAAGGATTCGCACGATACCAATCCGCAAAGTCTTTGCCACGGCGCGTAAGGGTCGCTGGACTGAACATCGCCATCGCTTCCAACTCCGCAACAAAGGACTCTTGCGTAATCAGCTTCTTCTCCAATAAGAGTTTCATCACTTTACGATAGCGCTCGTTCACGTCATCCGGCACTTTCGATAAATAGGACTTCCAATCGTCCACCGAGAACAACTGCGTTTCGATCAACTCGGAACATTCCATACGAGTTGCATCATCCCATTTCACCCCATCGAGAGACTCCCAGTAACGCAAAACCTGTTCCATCTCTTCGAGACTCAAGTGAACTTGCTGATGGGCGGCGTCTGCCCGTTCCGCCGATACCGATTCTGCCACTGTGTTCGATAGCGCTTCATCCATTGTCGATCCTCTTCAGTAATCCCAATATCGCGCACGGCATTGTAACAACAGCAAAACTCGCGAGGCTCCGACTTTTGCTTGACGTAATAGGAAGGCACGCCTTCAAGAGGCACCACTAACCGCCACTGCGCGACCGGCGTCTTGTGATTATTTGCTAACTTCGCATTGCCGACCTCGATGATTCCCTTGCGCATCATGCCGTTCATCACACCGATCAACGAGCCATACGAGACCCCGATCTGTGTGGCTAACTCGCGACTGGTCTGCAACGGCGTTTGTTGAAGCGCCTCCGCCACCCGCTGCACGACTTCAATCGCCTTCACCTTCATCGCCACCGTCTTGGAGGAGGAAAAGACCGCCAAAGGTGCTGTTTTCGGCTGACAGCCGCACGAGGTCACTCGACCATCGCGCAACTGCGAGGTGAAGACCACGATCTCTTTCCCACAGTCACAGCGACAGCGCCAGGATCGATCACTGTAATTCAGTGCCACCAACGAACCAAACCGTTGCTGCTCCAACGAGATCGGTCTCGTCATTTCCCATCGCTCGTCTGCCGATCACACCACTGTTCAATCACCGCCAACCGTTGATTTAATGCTTCAATCTGTTCGATCAACTGCCGCTTGGTTTCTCGCAACTCATGAATCAAATACGGCGTTTGATCGTTATAGTTGGGATGCGGTGTGGGAATCCAATGAGTGAGCGCCATAACTACCTCGCTGTTGAAAGAGACTCTAGTGTAACACACTCTCTTTGTGTTGTCAACCTAAAGTCTATTATTCTACTGTCAGTCGTTACTATCGCCACGAATCACATCCAGCAGATCCAATTGTTCTTCCAAGTCATCGCGAGTGATCTTCACCTTGTCTTTGTAATACGCGAGCGCTGACTTCTTAAAATGCGCCGGTTTCACTTGACACTCTAACTCTGCCCGTTCGGCCATCGCTTTCTGTATATCTTTCTCCGCATCCATCCGCAGGAGACTATCGCCATACTCTTTCACGAAATCGAGTAACTTGATACGGATTTCGGTATTCATTCAGGCTTCACCTTGATTGTCAGCATTGATTTGAGAATTAACTTTCGTGGAATAATAAAGTTAATCTGTTGACATTCTTTATTATAAGCAGAGAAGAAAAAATGCTTCTGGTGTCCAAGCAAAACATTCATATAGACCTCTCGAAGTCGATTCACTTCATGATCTTCGATAAGCAATGGAATGGTATCTTCACAAATCATTAAGCAAAACTCAGTCATATTTTCAGTATTCATTTCCTACCTCATTGATTAATGGTTCGCTATGTGGTATAATAGCGTTATTCACACAGGAGAAAGTCATGATAAGTCAATACATCCTTCGCAACTATCCAAGAATCATTGAAGAGTGATTCGGCCTTCGTTTTCATCAATTTGAAAGCAACGTGTTCTGCAAGCATTTGATCAACATTATCTATAACAACCATTTTACACCTCGTTAGACAGACTTCGTTTCGATAGACTTTTGATAGTCAATTGGTAATCATAAGGTCAGGCATTTCTCCTGACCTTGTTGTTTATCACTTACCGAGATAGTGAAACTCTTTCGGGGCGCGCTTTGGATCTTGCTTCAAAGGCAAATCCATCGGTAACTCCAAGATTCGATTCGCAATCCCAAGATTCGACTTCATATAAACCTTGGTTCCTGCTTCACGGCATTGAGTCACCAAATCATAAATCCATTCAAACGGCGGTTCCCACTTCTGATTCTCGCCATTCTCATTCTTGGTTCCTTCGGCAACGCTGGCCCCACCAATCACAACCCAATCAAACAAATCCAGTCGAGTAAACTTCAAAGGTTCGATCATCGGTTCAACCGATAACCACTTCACTCGACAATTCACTTTCTCAAAGGCTTTCTCTGCATTGGCGACTCGCGCCTGCAAATCGACAGTCGTTCCCATCCAAGCGTTCTCAGGAATCTCGATCTCCGAAAGCCGTTGTGGAAACTTGGTCAGAAACAAGAAGTCCCACTGATTGTTTTCACTCACAGACTTCATCACTGAATCAATCCATTCTTTCGGAACCCACCGCCCAAACAAGTCTGCCATCGAGCAGGTAAATACATTCTTGAATCGCGCATCGGTTTTCGCTTCGTCCGGCACATTGGTATTTCTCGGAGCGTTCAAGCTGTTACTGCGAAACGAAGGTGCAAATCCATTGGGATAAACCTTCTCCATGCGCTTCATGTTCGCAATATCCCGTGCATAGCAATACGAGCAGCTATGAAGGCAACCCGTCACTGGATTCCAAGACCATTGCGCCCATTCAATATCTTTGCTTTCCTGCTTATTGAAGACTCCACCTTCACCTTTCGATGGAACAATCAATAAATCCTTTTCTTCTTCGTTCAGTGTTTTCCATTCATCAAGAGACACATTGGAACGAAGTTTGGCGATTCGCATTAACGCATCTTCTTCTGCCTTCTGTTTCTCGGCAGCAACTCGTTTAGCTTCGTTATCAATATCCGATTGCTTCTTTTCCCACTCGGCCACAATGGATTGCACTTCAGAAAGCCGTGATGGAATTGCATCAGATAATGCTTCCATCATCCATTTGCGAAGTTCATTCTCGTCATCGTTGCGAAC